TTCTACCCATGTCCCAGGTGACAACCCGGAATCTGTTGGGTGGTATATATGCTGTACTGATCTTGGACTTATCCCAGTCCCTGATAAATTTACCTTTTATTATCATTTCTCTTCTCTTTGATAAAGCAAGACTCCAGGTGATCCATCAGTAACTTCCCGCCAAATACCATCGGTAAACTTGGCAAACTTACCTACCGGCTCCTGCTTCAATTGCACGGGGTCTCTTATGACACAGGGCCAGCCGTCCTGGAAGTAAACTTCCTTGAGTATCCACTGGCCTTTCATTTTTTGTTTTCCTGTTCTAATTTCTCAATAATAACGAACTCAATCCATGATGAAAGGGTTCTCCTGGACTCCCATGCTGCTTCTACGGCAGCAGCCTTGGTGTCTATATCAAGCCTTATTGTGACCGTCTCTGTGCGGTTTAATTTTGGTCCGGGTTTTTCTTTCATTCATCACCTCTAGCCATCAGGACCATGACACAACCTAATGATGTAATCAGACCTATAGCCGTCAGATATACGTCACCAACTAATGCACCACCTATTGCGAATCCGAATGTGGCTACTAATATAAATTGGAATATAATATTGGGGTTCATATGATTACTCTAGATAAGATAGGGGACTCACAATCCCCCGTGATGATTAGATAGCGTACTGACTACGATCAGCACCATTGATCCAACGCGGGGTTTTACCCCTACCGGACCATGTTGCACCCGTAGCTGGGTCTCGATACTTGGCTGCGATCTTATTGCCTGACTTAGGACCGGTCTTCAGCTTGGGGGCTTTGTCTAGTCCCAGGTCCTTAGCTGTGATCCCATAGCTATCAATCATGGCACGCGCTGCGCTGATAGCCTGGGCTTTCTCCTCACGCTTGGCAACCTCGGCCTGTGCCTGTAAGTCAGCGATTTTTGCTTGGATTTCTTCGTAAAACATCACACACACTCCAATGATGCCCCGTAAGGGGCGATAGAAGCCTCTCAGTGAGGCGAATAAGGTTCAGGTAAGGCTACCCTACCTGCACGGGTCCTGATCGCTATCAGGGGGCTCTACAGGTACGATAGCCAACAGTCGGGTTTCTCCGTTTTTCATGAGTCCGACAATCCTGAGACCGTCGGGGGTTCTCGATATCTCCCAGGCCACGGGGTCACCGTCCAGGAGCATATCCAACAGCTCGTCCACGCTGGGGTTCATGACGTACAGCACCCGCAGCATGGTGCGTCTTCACACAGGCCACGAGCGTTACGGTATACGGTGGTAGACACACCGTTAGCGTAGAACGTAGCAGTGCGAGTACCACCGACTAGCACAGCCTTACGGGTAGAACGGTAGTAGATAATCCGGTCACCAGGAAGGATATCCCGACCTGTTTTCGCACACTTGCTGGGGTATTTTGCTGTCATATACATGATAAATGCTCCGATAAGATAAGGCGGTGAGAGAATATTAGGGTAGATAATCTACCCTGTCAACACATTATGCAGCTAGTGCAATCCGAATGACCTTGTCCATCTTTCGACCATGCGCAGGGTATGCGACCACCTCCACAGACTTGTCGTAGCAGGCACGACATCCAGAGCATTTCCCGCCATGTTGATACGCTTCGCAAAGTTTGGTCCCGGCCGGTACAGACTCAGGATCGGGAACGATCACAGATCCGTGACGATCGTCAAACTCTCCGAATACGCTGTCGGAAGAGAACCGGACCATGACGTTCGGTAGAGCTTGCATGGCCGTGAGTACAGTCTGGAATTTCTTAAACTTCATCATCCGGGTTGGCAACCAATGCGAGACCCAAGGCGTGGATTCCATAACGGCTAAGATCTTCTTGGCAAGCTTCAGATCGTAAACGTCGCCACTGTCAAACCATCTGAAGTAACGATCCTTGTTGAGACTTGCGACCATGTCAGAAACCCATTCGGCACGCTTCCAATCTTCACGATTATGAAGTCTCGGTTCTTTCACATTGTCGAAAACGTAATTACCTGTCGTGGCGTAACAGCCACTGCACGCTGCAACAAGCTCGCCGTCCGGACCTATTGAACCCGGACAGGTTTCGAGAGCTTGCAAGCTCCAACTACGGATGCCGTCAAGTTTGGATGTGACGCTGATACGGATGGATGATGCGACTACTGTCAGTTTAGGCTTAGCCATGTTGCTCTCTCTCTTGATATGATTGGATTACGCTCATCAGTACCGGCACTACCGGTAGACCCTCTTGCGAGGGTTTCGCGTTGAACCTAGATCAGAAGTTCCACGGCGTTGCGCCGGTAGACTTCGCAAACCTCACCGCATCACGCTTGGTTGCCAGTACCACCTCTGCAACCACACTGTCACCACCACGAAGACAAGGGCTGTTGGTGATGAGAACTTGCCAACCACCTCTAACCTTGAAAATATGCACAAAGTTCATTTTGTTTCCTCTCTCTGTTTACCGGTTCACCGTGAACCGTTAGATAAGATATTACCGGAGAAAATCCACTATTTATATTAGAGGAAACCCTAATGTATATCCATACAGTAATACTGTACTACCGGTAGCTACCTGTACCTACCTGTACAGTGTCCCTATATATATATAGGTGGTACAGGGTAGTGGTCTATAGATCTAGTGCGACACCACACTGGGGTATTGGCATTGAGGATGCCACTTCTTTCCCGTCAATGGTCCCGGTTCCCTTCCGGTCCCCTGCTCTGCTCTGCTTCCCTGCCCTACGCTCTACCCTTCCCCCTGCCTGCTCACTGCTCTACCCTGCTCCCGGCATGGGATGGGGTGCACCGATCAGACCGTGCTACCATCCGCCCACACCCCGGCCCGATGAGGTGGGTCTTGACCCCCGTGTGTGCGTGCACCCAACCGTTCTCCCCCCATAGAAATTTTCATGTTAGAGGTTTTACATGAAACCCAATAAAGATGCAGATGTGATTGGAGCAATGTTGTGGGAAAAGACAAAAAAAGAATACCCTTACCTTGCTGACAAAGAGTTGCAATTTAAATATTCACCTACTAAAAAATCCCCAGGGGGAATAGAATTCTTTGATCCTGAAGAAACTGGATCACCAGAATCTCCAAGACCTAAAGAATTTGTAATGGGTAAACCTGGTGTTGAGGTCTATAATACTAATATCAGACCTTTAGACATATTGGCAGACTATGTTAGTCATTATGGTGTAAAATCTGATCCAACACTGTCTAGTGCTTATCAACAATTTTCTCAATCTTTGACTCCTAGACAAAAACAAATACTAAAAAATCAATACGAGTACTATCAAAAAGATCCTAAGTTTAGAGAAACCAGACCGTATGAAGACTGGGAAGAGATAAGTGGTTTACCTGGTTATTTCAGAGGTTACACATTCAACCAGTGGAAGAAAGGACAAGGAGAGTACACTCCTGAACAACTGAAGAATCTAGACCAAGTACGAAAGTATTTGAATATAAAGTAACGCTTCTCCCCCCCAAGAAAATTTCATGTCATTTAATCTGGCTCAGTTTTACAAGTTCTGTAGTGAACTTAAAATAGAGACTAAGGAACATGGTCTCAGGAAGATGGATAGGTTATTAGGTACTCAGACATATATTATGGATGAGATAGCTAAGGGTCTACAGGATGATATTCATTTCTTTGTGATATTAAAGGGTAGACAGTTAGGGATAACTACCATCTCTTTAGCATTAGATCTTTACTGGCATTTTGTACATCCTGGATTACAGGGTACATTGACTACTGATACAGAAGAGAACAGGGATATGTTTAGGAGTACTCTGTCTATGTATATAGATGGGTTGCCCAGAGAATATAAAGTTCCTGTTATTGCTCACAACAGAAATCACATCTCGTTGAAGAACCGTAGTCGGTTGTTTTATCAGGTGGCTGGATTGCGTTCTAAGGGGTCTCTGGGGCGCGGTAAGGCGATAACGTACTTGCATGGCACGGAAACATCCAGTTGGGGAGATGAGGAGGGCCTAGCGTCTCTCTTGGCTTCTCTTGCGGAGACCAATCCTCAGCGATTGTATTTATTTGAGAGTACTGCTCGTGGATTTAATATGTTCCACGATATGTATGTGACTGCCAAGAAGGCTAGAACTCAGAGAGCTATATTCTGTGGATGGTGGAGAAATGAGCTTTATTCTGTAGAAGCGGATACGGATGTTTATAAGGTTTATTGGGATGGCAAGTTAACTGGAGAAGAGAAAGAGTGGGTGAAGGACATCAAGAAATTGTACGGGGTGGAGATCAACAGCAGGCAGATGGCGTGGTGGAGGTGGAAGCTGCACGAGGGGATCAAGGACGATGCGTTGATGTACCAGGAGTTTCCTCCTACGGAAGACTACGCATTCGTGATGACTGGTACGAGCTTCTTCTCAAACTCCCGGTGTACTGACGCTGCCAAGAAATCTAGGCAACTACATCCGGAA